AAAACAGCCATGAACTTTTGGTTCTGGCTGTGTTCTAATAAATAAAATCCATCATCCTAATAATTTAATCTTCGTCCAATCTTTTCCTCTATCGTCATGATAGCGAGCTGTTTGATTGGGGGACTTATGACCTAATAACTTCTGTGTATCAATTCCTTGTGCTTCGTACAGACGCTCTGCTAAAGATCTTTGTTCATGGAAAGTAGCTGGTGCGCCTTCCCCCCAATTAATATCTGCTTTATCACGGGCCTTACTGAAATTCATTGTTATGGTATTCGACTTAACCTGCGCTCCACGTTCCGCCATTGAGGTTGCCCGGAAGAAGTGGATTAGGTATGGACTCACTGCATAGTCACGGCAACGTGCAACTACATCCCTCAAACTCCAGTCAATCGCGTTAAGCCTTAGGGATAGAGGGATCGCTAGCTTGCTCCCTGTTTTCTCCTGAACGACATGTAGATGATCATCCCAAATATCGCTAAACTTCATGTTGGAGATATCCCCGAGGCGCTGACCCGTAACGAGTGCCAATAGCATTGCATTGCCCATGTAATGATTGCGGGCATCAGCAATCGCGAAAATCTTTTGCCATTCGTCAAGGTTAAGACGTTGTCGGCTAACCCGCCGGCGCGGTTGTTTTGTAGCAAGTGCTGGGTTATAACCCAGCGGTACCTCGCCATAATGTTGGGCTTCCTTGAAAACATCGATTAAAACAGAGCGGATCACTTGGGCCATCCTAGGTTGACCTGCTGCAACATAGGACTCCAGTATCTGGGCAACATCCCGAACATCGACGGATGAAATCAATTTCATTCCCACGCTCTCGCGAAGTAGGGCTACTGGTTTAGCCTTTTGCTTATGAGTGTTCGGCTTGATATCACCGTTCTCCAGTCTTTCATCCTGAATTTTCCAATAACGATCTAACCACGTATTTGTTGTTATCGCCTTTCCTTTGCTGGAAGCGATCTTGTCACTGATAGCCAAAACCTGCCTGGTGCGCTGTTCAGCTAGTCGCTCATTGGCCTCGATTGCTATTGCTGTTGCTTCGGCCTCGTTAGTTCCAAGGCTATGAAACTTACCTGTAACCGGATGCTTATACCGCCAGTAGATTTTATTTACCTTACGACTGTAGAGCGGATAAAGATTAGGTATCTTAACGTTGTTTTTACGTGGTCGAGCAGCCATCAGACAGTATCCTTTGAAGCATAGGAGAATCAGATTTTTTAATAACGGGTTGGGTTAAATTACCTGTAATCTCGGCGTCCTCTCTTACCCGCCAGTATCTTCCTTCTTTGGTGGCCGGGGGAGTGAACATGCTCTCTTTAGCATATCGACGTAAAGTATTCAGACTTGGAGGATTACTCCGGTATTTTTCCGCAGCCCATTCTTCTAAAGTCAGCATTTGAAGCATGTGATTTACCTCATAATGGCCCATATCAGGGCCATTTTCTGAAATTAAAAAATCAGTGTTCTGTCAGACGCTGCCAGATTGCTGACACGTATTTGACCTGGTGAAGAGCATCCGAAATAGCCTTGTGAGGTTCACCCTCAAATGGGATCTCATAGCGAGGCTCGCAGCCAACGGCTTTACCCAACTCGACAACAGTTCTTACATCCCGGTTATTCCAGAACTTCCATGGGCAGGGGAGCCCCGTCCGGTCATAAGATGCCTCAAGCAGGACATTGTCATAAGTGGCACCATTGCCCCAGACTTGCACATGTTCAGGGCCGTTAGCCGCATTCTCAGCTATAAACTCATTTAGCTGTAGTAAGGCGTCATCGAGCGGAATAGCATCATCCACCACTAACTCTGAACGAGCTTCAGGTGAAGCTTTGAGCCAGAAGGTTATGGTAGATGCATCCGGAACCCCGCCGCTGGCCATGGCTGATTCCAGGCTAATAACTTTGTAAAATTCCGATCCGGTATTACCTATAGATGGATCAAAGAACACGGCCCCGATAGATACGACTGGTGAATCAGCTTTTTTACCAAAAGCTTCAATGTCGATCATAAGGTGTGTATAGAGCATTTCAGGCTCGGTATGATTATGATGACCGGAATCATTATTTATGGCAGTTGTGCTGCTATAAGTTTCAGTAGCACTTGCGCTTGAGATAGTTTCTTCCGTGCGTTCTGATAACGCAGCACCGTCCGGGGTTTCATCATTGCCAGTTTCTTCCATCTGCACATTATCTACGTACTCTGTCGCGGTATTTTGTTGGTCGATTACAGAGTTGCTGGTGGCCAGCCCTTCAATAGAAAAAAGACCATTACCAACTTTTTCGAGAACCGGCTGCGTGTCGCCGTCGACCTGAGTCCCCTCATTCTGGCCGCCAGTTTCAACAGCAGAGTCATTAGTTACCTCGTTTGACCAGCTCACCTCAGGGTTATGGCGCGCAGCCGCAAAGGTTTGGTCTGATGGAGCAGAATGATCGCTTTCAGTCAGGTTTGCGTTAATGAATCCGCTGAGACGTGCCGGATACAGGTAATGCTCAGGGTGAGCGCTGCGGATAAGTGCAAAGATAGCTGCACGCGAGTAATCCAAAACTCCCGGAGTTGCACGAAGAGCTTTAGACCATTCTTTGAATGGACTTTCTTTTTTACTAACGATCTCTTTTGCCCGACGGAAAACACCACCAGGGATATCGTAAATGTTGAAATCCATTGGTAACGTGGCCAGCGCAATCTCTAAATCGAGAGTGTCGAGATCATGTTTAAGGTCAGGGTTTCTGTCAGTCTTGTTGCCTCCGCCAGCATTCGTACCGCTTTCAGTACGCTGTATTTCTGCAACGCGATTGCCTTTGGCCCATTCTTTTACCAGCAGGCCGCGGTCAATGTAATCAGTCGCCGCCCAGATTCTGGTGAATCGGAGAACCAAAGCGAGTTCGTGACGCTTTTCCTGTCCGAACACCTTGCGAATGGCATCGGTATAGCGCCACAGGTCTTTGGTGTCGTAACCCTTTACCTGTTCGCAGTTTTCTGCCGCCAGCAACAGGTTCTGGACATAGCTATTGTCAGTGTCCATCTCCAGCGCGCTGATACCTTCGTATTCTTCGCGGGTTAAGTGGTGCCGCAGTTCGTCGGCGGTAAACTGGGCGAGTAACTGCTTGCGAAAGGACATGCGAACGACCGGATAACGTGTGGTTTCGTCATCATTCTCGTCTATCTGGATACCATTATTAGGTTCAAGACCCTGACCTGCTATAACGCCGGCGTCGCTGGTGCTTTCAGATTTCAGAGGGGTAAATTTGCCGCTGCACCAGTCTTCCACTAATTGGTTGCGATCGCTGGCATCTGCTTTAGTCCAGTCAGCCATGAATGCAGCGATGTTTTCAGTTTCGTGAGCTCCATCTGGCGCGAATACCTGCTTAATCCCCTGAACGAGTTTCCACTCAGCGTTCAGGGTGAGTTCGGCAACTTCAGGGATGTCGTTCTTCGCCAGCAGCAGGTTCTGGAGATAGGTGTTGCCTTCATCCAGTGACATCTCGCTGGCAGCCAGCTGCTGCTCTTTAGTGATATGTGACTGGTATTTGTCGCTGGTCAGGTGGACGGCAAAACGCACCGCTGGAGTGCGGTTTTCAAGAGGAACACTCTCGACGGTAGTTTCGACTTTAACGATCGGTTCCGGTGCGGTTGTGTTGTCAACGGCTCCAGATGACTCAGCACCAGCCTTTGGCAGCCAGGTGCGACCATCGTCCTGCAGTTTGTAGCGTTTGCACCATGAATAATCAACTGTGCTTTCTTCAGGCAGGTCGTCATAAACCGGAAAATCGGTACGGACAGGTTTGCTATAATCCTTGCCCCGGCCGGTTTCAATGCCAGCATCTTCCAGCTCAACATCCAGCTGCAAATTGGCTCGTGCTTCTGATTTAGCCGTGAACCAGATAACGGCATCTTCTTTGCCGGATTTCTGCGTTGCCTTGATTAAATGAAAGAATTCCATATCGGGTCCTTAATTTTGGTTGTAAGATACCCGCAGCTAATGATTGCCGCCTTGGGTAGTGGTCATTGGTCAAAACTCGATTCCGGAAAGCTTTGGTCGGCTGACCGGGTACTAAACCCGCCTTGCGCGGGTTTTGTGCTTTTAAGGGCTGGTAGAAGCCATAGGTCTTAACTCGATTAAAATTTGAAAGCAGGCTGTTGGTCTTCAGCCGGTTTATACGGATAACACTCTCCTTTAATGTGCTGCTCTTTGGCAGCTGCATCACAGCCAGATTCGGTTTTGTATACACCGAGCATGATGTCTGAGCATTCCCCGGTGAGGGCACAGACGGTAACGATTAGGGCAAAGAACGAGCTCATGCTTTAAGCTCTGGATTGCCTTTTTGGGCCAGTAAGTAGCAAAGCTTACGAACCAGAACTTCAAACAGATTTAAGCGAACGGCTTGGCAGCCAGCTTTTTTGCGTGAGAAATCGATCATGGTTAACTCCTGTGTGCCTTTAACGCCAGGCTGGCGGAACGGTAAACCTGCTGCGCGATTGTCTTGCCATCTCATCCGGTGTTTCGTATGCCACCGGCAGCTACTTCGTGGGCGTCCTGCCTTGATGACTGATTTTCTAAAATCAGGCTACAAATAAATATGTCATAGGTCAATACTTAATTGACATAAATAATTGTAGTGATGATTTTTAGAGGAGAGCTGAGGAGATACTAGAGGCAAAAAAAAGCCGCAAAATGCGGCCTTTAGAGTGTTCTTTATCAGTCTTTGGTTGGAGCGGGCTCAATCTTCCGTTTGCTGAGAAATTCAGCCATAAATTTATCGAGCTCTTCGAGGCGGTCGCTGGCCAGCTGTATGAACCTGGTTTGTTCAACTTCAGGTAACTGATCAAAAACTTCCAACAATGCAGCTTGTTTCTCGTTCAATACCGTTTTGCTTTCGCTGGTTGCCTTAAGATGCGCCTCTTCTTCATCAGATAAAAAGAACCAATACAGTGGCTTACCTAATGCTTCCGGGAATAAAGCCAACTTTTCCTTGCGAGGGAAATTACCTGTATTGCACCAGTTACTAACCGTTTGTGAGTTTACCCCCACTCTGCGGCCCAGCTCAGATTGAGATATCCCGGCTTCATCAAGAGCTCGTAACAGTCTTTCTTCGAAGTTCATGTTCGTATCCAAATCAAACCCATAAGCAAGCATACAAACTTTCTTATCAGATGTGATTGATTAAGTTTCTTGACATTGACAAATTATTTATCAATCATGTGATTCATAAATTGGGAGGAAGCATGAAAGAACACATTCAACAAAAAATTATTTCGCTGTGTGGCAGCCAATCAGAACTGGCACGCCGCTTAGGTAAAAACTCGCAGACTGTATCTGTCTGGTTTCGTACTCAGGTAGCAAGCACAGAGGTTTTAAACGCATGCAGAGCTTTGGATTGGGAAGTCACCCCGCATGAATTACGTCCAGACCTCTATCCCAACGCAACAGATGGTTTACCTCAGAAGGAGGCTTAATCATGCAGTCAGCTACATATCAACATCATAACCAACGCCAGGCCGGACCGCTGAAAACTCAAAATCAATTTATGGCGCATCGGCGAGATAGCTTTAAGCACCGTTCAATACAGGTTGCAGTTCGGGAGTGGGAATCCACTTTGCCCGGCCAGGCGCAGGAGAAAATCGCTCAGATGGTGGCTGAGCAGTGGGCGAAGGAAGGGGGCCGCGGTATCGCGGTCAATAAGCAGAATTTATTCCGATATCTGAAAAACGAAGGTGGCTCGGAAAAATACACCGCTTACGTCATGCAGCTGTCGGGGGCAATTGTCGCCGCTATGCCCATTGAGCTTGCCAGAAAGCATGGCCTGAGTAATGCCAGAACGGAAGCCGAGCTGGTGGCGAGTTCAATCAAAGAATGCAGTGAGGCGCACCAGGCGAAATTGCTAGGCGCACCGCTGCAAAAGCTTGAGAAGGAGATCCGCGAAGCGGCAATCACTTTATTCAACATGTTACCTGCTGATGCGGCGGGACCACTACTGGCGAGTATCAGCGCTGTAGCGCCGCAATTTTTTTAATCGAGTTTGACCAATGAATTCAACCCGGAGGCTTCATGAGCATTGATGCAATGCGGTGGGCCAAGCAAGTTAAGACCGGAAAATCATCCAGTAAGGCGATCCTTACCTGGCTGGCTGACATGTGCGGCGCTGACTTGTGCGCTTACCCATCCGTCGCTGCGCTTGCAGAGGCTACTGAGATGGATAGAAAGACGGTGCTTGCAGGCTTACAGCATCTGCAGGAAATCGGCCTGGTAGTCGACACAGGTGAACGGCGCGGCAGGACAAAGCAAATTCCTGTGTACAAGCTGGTCGGTGTTGAAGAATGCATCTCCGATGCCGAACAGACCCAAAACCGGAACTCTTTAAATAATCCCAAAAACGGGACGGTTAAATGGAACCGTACCGAAAACGGAACTGTTAATACAAACAGTGCCATTAACGGTACTGCTTCAGGTGATAAGGGTACCAAAAAAGGGATTGTTAACAGTTCGGATTTTAACCAAAGAGTACCGTTTTTCCCTCTAAACAGTCCCAAAAACGGGACACGGAATCTACCAAGGAACCATAAAGATCTAAACCCCACACATAGAGAGCTGGTCGAACCAGTCATTCCTGATTATCCGAATCAGGCATGTATAGGAATTGGGCAACATCAGCCATTCGGCAAATTCAGGATGTTTGAAGACTGGAAGCCAACAACCGACTTTGCACGACAGGCAAACCTGTGGGGCATACCGATCAAGGCGGGCATAAATATTGAAGCCGAACTGAGCAGCTTCATCGCTTACTGGCAAGCCGAAGGGAAGGTGTTTCATCAAGTTCAGTGGGAGCAGAAGTTCGCTCGCCACCTGGATCGCGCAAAGGTTCTGAAAACACCAGCAATTGGAGGTACGGAGAATGCAACAGTTCGACCACAGCCAGCGGCATCCCGGGCTGTTCAGCAAATACAGTCAGCACACGCAGAGTGGCGACGCCGGAACGGACTTGATGGCGACGGAGACAGCGTGGCGGTTATGGCAGGTGATGGGGGAAATCTTCTCGAATCGCTGGACGCAGAAGAATGGTTCAGAACCAACGACCCTCTGGATAGCTCAGATAGGTTCGATGACTGAGGCCCAGATCAAGCTTGTCTGCCAGCAATGCATGGACCGTTGCGCCGTGGGTAATACATGGCCGCCGGATCTTGCTGAGTTCGTTTCTCTGGTTTCAGAGTGCGGGGCTAATCCGTTCGGGTTGACCTCTGACCGGGTGATGGCTGAATACCGTAGCTGGCGTAACGAGTCATATCGTTTTTCGGGTAGTGACAAATATCCGTGGCCGCAGCCGGTGCTGTATCACATCTGCATCGAAATGCGCAGAACTGGTGTAGAGCGGCAGATGACTGAGAAGGAACTTAAAAAACTGGCTGAGAAGCTATTAACCAAATGGACGAAGCACGTAAGTAACGGGCTTTCGGTTCCACCAATCCGTCGCCAGCTAGCTGCGCCGCAGCATCCGGCAGGGCCAACACCGGCACAGTTGCTGATGGAAGAATACAAACGCCGTAAAGCGGCGGGTTTAACAAACTAATCGAGTATTGACCAATGACCAAGACATTAACCCAAAAAGAGCAGGTAGCGGTATTCGTGCGCTACCAACCGAACTGCGCCGTAGGCGATGTTTCCGAAGCGCTGGACTTGGCTGGCGGTACAGCCGGCAGGTCGCTGCGTGAACTCAGTGACCAAGGCGTGATCATTCGATCACGTACAAGCGTTCTGTACACAACAGGGCAGTACCACACGCGTATATTCCAGACGTTATCCTCCCGTGCATGGTGGAAAAAAGCGATCCAGTTAGGATGCAGGCTGCTGAGCAGAAAGCGAAGGCACTTGAGGAAAAGGGGCTGTGGGGTAGAGCTGCTACGGTGTATTCAGAAATGTTTGGCATAGCTGGTAGTGCTGTTGAGGTTGCCCATATTGCCAGGCGTCGTAAAGACTGCCTGCGCCAGGCGTGGAGGACGTAACTGATGCCGAGACCAAAAACACAGAGTGAGAGCGCTCAAATCATTTGTAGGATCATTGCGTTGGTGAAAGAACATGGCCGTATCACGACGAAAAAAGTCGTTGCGATGTTCGATCTCCATCGTCCCACATCTGAGAAATATATCCGTATTGCAGTACTGCGTGGTGACCTTATTCGTTACGGACGCTGCGGTATTTTCCGTGACCAACACGTCATTATAGATTTCGATTTTAAACGCTTCTCATACAGCATGGTTACAGAAGAAAGTTATAGTTAAACGCGCAATGCAACCGCTGCAGGTTTATTGAAATGCATTTGAATATGCTAAACAGCAAAAAACCTATCTGTTAGTCTAGGTTTTTTGCTGTTGTTTAGAAATTACAGTCAAATGTTTATTGAATTCCGAATGCTGAACGAGGGAAACCATCATTGCTTGGAAATCCCATGGCGGTAAGATGGCACCCAACCAGCGGAGGTTTGCTATCAATAAGGTCTGCAACGTTATTGATCCATTGAGAACCTGGGCCAATTTTTTTAACTAAAAACCACAGCACTGCTATCATTCCATACATTCTTTCATAAGCATCACTGTTAAGAGCCAATTGATCGAAATATGGATTATTAGGTAGGGGGCGAAGTCGGGGCTCATTCAGTTTATTCCATATTCTTGAGTGGTGGGCACATCTGTTACGTAAAACGTTCATTGCGCTTAACCATTTTTCAAAAATAGCCCCCATACCTGCAGGTATATCTAGTCTCCGGAGGATTACATTTCGGTGACTATCTTTAAGCATCGCAAAATATTTGGACATAAGGCCAAAATCCCATACCTCTATAGCGACCCAGAATGGAATTCCTTGATAGCGTTTAGAATGCCAACATATCGATTCTTCGCGGCTCTTTCCTAACTCTGATTCATGCTTTCTTAGCCACTCTTCCCTGACGCTTTGAGGGTTGTCTCTCCAAGGGCGAGACTGAAGATGCGTTGGATTGATAAATGAGTCGTCAAGATATGCTAATGGGTTTTCTCTACCAATTTCATGAGCAATTACTGACCGAATAAACACTTCAATTCGTTCCAGAGCGTTCATCATCAAAAGACGAAGCTTTTTGTCAAAGAGATAAAGGTCATAGATGTGACGAAAATTAGTGCCTTGTCGGACGTTGTCAACTCGCCCAGTCACTTGACCATCGGTCAATAAAGGGAGACGGCAAGGATACCAAAAGCCAGATAAGCGATAATATCCGACTTGAGTAATTTTTCGGATTGCATGCTCTCGGTCTGGGATTTCGATACCCCTAGATTCGAGTAACTCGATGAGAGCGTCATATTCCTTATGGATTTTAACTGGCTCGAGCATTTTTTGAGGTCTTAGATATAAGAAGGCCTGACCATAACATTTCCACGTCACAAGTACGCTTCAACACCAGGGGGCCAGGCTCAGTTGTCGCTAACTCTATACGAATACGTATTGATGTCAAGTTATCCACAGAGCTTATCTGCACAATAATTTGTGGATAAATACTACATCTAGGGTTGTGGTGTTCAAATGTGTCCACATACAGTGTTAATCGTTTTTACCTATCAATGATTGTGATATTGAGCTCTGAACGTCGAGATAAGTGAATTTAATCGAAAGTGATCCGATGTCATGTCACCCTAACATAACTACTTTGATAGCCTCCCGCATGAGGGGCGCGGTCATGCTTGCTCTGTTTGAGAATGAGTGCTTTGAATTGGCGCGAAAACCTAAGACCTCTACAAGGTTGATTATGCTCACCCAAATATTAGGAAAATGGTAAAACTATTAAGTAATAGATTTGGATACAACATCACCCTAATGTGATTGATTGCGATAGGACTCTTGGAGGGGTTATGAGTTTTGATTGGAGTGATTTTTCCGTGACTGCATCAGCGATTGGGACCGTAGCTGCAGCATTAGCGGCATTTCTGAGTTGGAAGACAGCGAAGAGCACGCTTATCTTGCAGAGAAATTCGATCATCTTTGAAAGAGAAAAATATGTCTTTGACACATTAAAGGCTTTTGCTGAGAAGGGTAGCGGATATGCAAAGGGAAAATCGGGTTTTGAATGGAGCTTTTATGATGGGGCTAACATAGTTAGAAGCCTTACTTTCGCGCGAAAGATCATCATGCAACACTGTGAATCATCGAAAGAAAATGATTTTGAAGATTTAAAACACTACTTTGTTAGTCAGTTAAACATGGAACTCTGTGACGAATTACATAGAGGCGATGGGCCAGACGCTTTGTTCAAATCCTCTGACTCATCAAGACTTGGTGAAGAGCTTTATTCGCAGTGGAAAGAAGCAGTTAACTTCTTCGACATTTGGCATTTTCCAGTGGCAACGGAAGATGATTTAAAAGACTGAGAGCACGTTACTTATCAAAATAAAAGTTTTCAGTATATCCAGATGATACTTAATGAAAGCGATGATCAGGTTGTAGCTTACAACTAAAGCTGTACTTCATAATGCGCTTAAAAATCATTCAATCGTGCTTGGGTAATTTGTAGTAGCTCAGCATCGATTTAACATTTTGTGCCTCTAAAATATTGAAATGAGCCACTCTCAAGTGTACTGTATGTATATACAGTTAAAGCAGCGGAGGCATTTATGAAAGTTGAATTAACCATTGATCGTACTAAAGAACTTCCAAAGGGCGTGGTCCCGGCGCTGGAAAAAGAATTATTAAAACGACTACAGAATCAGTTCGATGAATGCAGTCTGGTTATACGCCGTGCAGGCTCAGATGGGTTAAGTGTTTACGGTGGCGAAAAGGACGCTAAGAAGAAGGTTGAGGAAATCCTCCAGCAGACCTGGGAAAGCGCAGACGACTGGTTTTATTGAGACAGCATGCAATAACTTTCCAGTGTGGAGGGGGGATTGGTGAAACAAAAAGAAGAATTACCGAGCAAAGGTTACGCGGTCATCAGATGCCACGATGGGGTTATCGTTGCACGACTGCCCTCATTTCCAGAATGTGATCGCGCTTTGATGTATAGACGTGGCGATATGGTGTCGTTCACTCCTTTGCGGGACGAAGAAATTATTGGTACACCAACGCTATTTACCCAAATGTTGGAAAAAGCTGGGTATCGGGTTCAATTACCATCAAGTTAGATTCAGATAAGTAAATTTTTCAATTTCAAATATAGAGTTGTTGGTACAGCAATAACTCTATGTCCTCCCTCTCGTAGTCGACTACTGGTCACTCTGCAGCAGAACTCCTTTTCCATACGTATCTCTCCCAACCTACTGTTTTAGACATAATTAAAAACTACCAATTTTTGTTTTTTGTATCTATCCACATTGACTTTAAAGCAGCTCGGCAATAGCATAAAACAACTGTATGTATATACAGCTTATTGGTGTTATTTATTGATTTTAAAGTCAAAGAGGAATTTTATGCCTAACGAAGATACTATTAATGTTGATGGTAGTTCTGGCGGTAACGACAGCGGTATTCATTGGGGGGGCGGCGGTAATGGAGGCGGTAACGGCTCTAATTCATCCGGAGCGAACCTTTCAAGTACTCCTGAAGCACAGAAGCCAGCATCATTCGGTGTACCCGCTGTCATTGGCGTTTATGATGGTATGTGGGGTTTCACACTCTTCACCAAAACGACGCTTCAGGAAGCGATGCAAGCAGCGCTGACCCGTGTTGAGCAAACTGCAGTTGCCGCAGTTCCACTTGCCGGACGTCTCCTGGGAGCAACTATTGGTGCTCTGATTCCATCTGAGATCGCAAAAGATGATCCCCGTATGATGGCGACGGCTCATCTGGTTAACTCTTTGCCATTTGATAAAGTTTCGACCACTCCCCCCGCTGCATTACCGACTCAGAAAGCTACAGTTGTTCACACTCGAATTGCTGATATTGTTGATGAAGATGGTAAACAGCATATCGCTGTGGTCAAAAGTAAAAACATGCCGATGAGCGTTCCGGTTGTCGATGCGAAACCAACGAAACGCGCAGGGGTTTACACTGCTGGTGTAGTTCCGGGTAAACCGGATCTGCACGTGAAAGTTGATACGGGGAAGGCACCGACTGTATCACAATCACAATCAAAAGGTATTCAAAAAGAGCAGGGACCATCTCGTTTCCCGGGGTTCACTTCTGGCCAAAGCACTCACGAAGCCGTGGTTCGTTTCCCTGATGGCAAAAGCCCTCCTATTTATATTTCCGTGACAGAGGTGAGCACCCCTGATCAAGTTAAAAAGCGACAGGAGGAGGAGAAACGTCGTACGCTGGCTTGGGCTTTAAATAACCCGGTTGATGCTGCAGCTAAAGAAGATAAAGACGCCGGAGATGAGTTGAATCGTGCTCAAGGCGATATTGTAAAAGCTCAGGAGCGAATTAACAAAGCTGTTCAGGCGATCCCTCTGCGTAAGAGTGAACTCGACGACTCTAATAAACGTGTAGAAAACGCGAAGAAGTTTGTTCAGGAAACTTTAAAATATGCCCATGACCAGAGCCATCCTGGCCATCGAGTATTCCAGCAAGCTGGTTACCAATTGGGATTAGCCCAGGAGGATGCCAAAAAACGGCAAACAGCCTACGATGCATCCCTTAAAGAAAAAGTAGATGCTGAGAAAGCTCTGAGTGTTGCTGTCGAAAGCCGTAAGCAGAAGGAGCAAAAGAAAAAAGCTTCAGAGCAAAAACTGGCTGACGAAAAGAAAAAGCCGCGTAAAGGTGCAAAAGATTATGGCCATGATTATCATCCTGTTCCAAAAACTGATGAAATTAAGGGGTTAGGTGACCTGACCAAAGGTGCACCTAAAACACCTAAACAAAATGGTGGCGGTAAACGACCTCGCTGGTATGGTGATAAAAAGAGTAAAATTTACGAATGGGATTCCCAGCATGGGGAGCTTGAAGGTTATCGCGCGAGTGATGGTAGCCATCTGGGCGCGTTTGACCCTGCATCGGGTAAGCAGGTCAAAGGGCCAGATCCGAAGCGCAACATTAAAAAATATCTTTGAGAGGGATTTATGGGCTTAAAAATTCGCATTAGCTGGTTCGATAAGAAGACAGAAGATTTCAAGGGCGAAGAGGTATCTAAAGACTTTGGAGAGGATAGTTCAGTAATGGAGAGCCTCGGTATTCCAATGAAGGACAACCTCAACAACGGTGAATTTGATATGGATAATGGGTGGGTGCCATTCTTGCAACCGCATTTCCAGAATCGAATTGATACCAGCAAGTTCAATTACTTTGTCGCCTTCGATTATCGTGACAAATGGTAATTTGTCATTGACTATGTAATGCTAAAACCGGGCTTAGGCTCGGTTTTTCTTTATATTGCTACAAATAAATTATGTATTCCTTTCTGTTTTCGTATCACTCTCAACTCTGTTAGACTTAATTCATAGGCCTGAACACCCTATACCTGCTGCGCCACTGGAGATAAACAATGGCGCAAGAAACAATCAAAATTAATTTCTCACTGACCTTTATCAGGGCCAGAGATTTTCTTTTGCCTCTGCAATTGCAGGAGGTGGCATGAAGAAAAGCTGGTTCACTCACACCGGTCTGATAACCGAAGAAGCCAATGAGCTGGTGGCACGCTATAAGTCTAAAGGCGTTCAGGTCGTGAAAAGCCTTGAAATTGACCCTCGACTTTGGATAGTCAGCGCATTACTACCTCAGCAAAAATCCTCAGCTAAGACAGCGAAAAGTATGCGTTCCCGGGCATGGGGGTGATCGTGACAGTCTACAACATCCTCCCTATGGGTAAACCACGCATGACGCGTTCAGACAAATGGAAGAAGCGCCCTGAAGTTATGCGTTACCGGGCCTTTTGCGATCACGTCAGGCTCTTGGGGATTTGCATGCCTGAATCAAATTCACACGTTACCTTCGTTCTTCCGATGCCGAATAGCTGGAGCAAAAAGAAGCGCGCAGAGATGAACGGGCAGCCCCATCAGGGTAAACCCGATCTTGATAACCTGATGAAGTCTCTGATGGATGCACTCTTTGAGGACGACACGCATATCTGGGATTCAAGGATAACAAAGCTCTGGGGCGAAAACGGGCAAATTATTATCAGGGAGAGCGAGTGATGCGTGCTCTTCTTCAACCTGTTATTGCGAGGGAGCTGGGTGTCGTTCTGTTGAAGCCGGGCAGAGAGCTGATGGAGTTGTTCACCGCAGGAAGAGTGTTGATCGAGCGCCAGCCTGAAAGCATGGCCGGGTGTCAAACTGGTCGTGTTTCGGATACGCGGCAGCCTCTGGTTGAAAACGAGCAGCTGCGAAGCTTCTTTTTGAATGAACAGGTTCTGACTGCAGCTGGAGGTATAAGCGGGCTTGATTACTGGTTGCTGAAGTACGGCGGCGGGCATTGCCAATACGCTCATAGCGATTACCACTATCACGAACTAACCATCATGCACCATGAGCCAGGATCCATCCTACTTTGTGGCTATTGCGATAATCACTTGCGAGAGCAGCGTACCGAAGCATTGGCAGAGCTGGCACGCAGAAATGTAATTGTCTTTGTTTTGGATTCTGTCCGCATTCATCTCTGCCTGGACAAAAGCCGGGAGATCTCACTTGCAGAGCTCTGCTGGTGGGCAGTTCGTAAAGAAGTTACGGATGCACTTCCAGAATCATGCGTTCGTGAAGCTCTTTGTATGCGTGAAGAAAGTCGTATTGGACGAGAAAGTGACATAATTCCCGAAGTACCGGCCACCAGCATCCTTGGGGAATTAGTTTCAGCGGTCGACCTACCTGATGCGCTGACAGAACCGCTGGTGGGCGTGATGGTGGATCCAGCGCCGCCTCAGTCTTTCATGCGTCGACCAAAGCGTCTGCGCTGGGAAAGTCGCAATTATCTGAATTGGGTGAAAACACTGCCCTGCGAATGCTGCCAGCAGCAATCAGACGACCCGCATCACTTAATCGGGTGGGGACAGGGTGGCATGGCAACTAAAGCGCACGACATATTCTCCATTCCACTTTGCCGTAAACATCATACCGAACTGCATAACGACCGCCTGGCATTCGAGCGCAAATATGGCTCGCAGCTGGAAATGATCATTAGAGTGCTGGACCGGGCCTATGCGCTCGGCGTTCTGGCGTAAGGAGAGAACAGGATGACACCACGTCAACGCCGTAACCATATTGAAGCGCTGGGTAGAGCAGCGAGTGCGCCGCGTAAAAGCTGGCTGGGTAAAAGCATGCTTCTTACAAGTATCCAGTCGGCCTGGATTAAATCATTGCTGACAACATGGGGAGACGGGGTAAGCGGTGGAACAGCACCTCGCTTGCCTCGCGCTCATGCATGCTGGGATGTTCTTAAGGGCGGGCGATGGTCGGATAAGGCATTGTCTCGCTTTACAACTGCACTGGAACAAGCTCGAGTAGAGGGATTCAGAGGGCCGCAGGCGTTAAATCGTGCTCACGCCATTTTGTGGCCACAGCCAGCCACCAGTATTATTGATGAAGCTATGCACGATGATGACGTTGATTTTGTCGAGCAGTCAGTGCTGCAGGCGCTTGATGTAAATGACCCGGTTTATATCGTCGGTCTGCAGTATTACACCACACGCAAAAAAATCTCAGACATTACGCGGGAGTTACAGTTGATCGCACCGTGGCTAACGGATTGGGAGGCCCGGAAACGTGTACGCTGGTGCCTGGAGATTTTTAGGGCTAAGGTCTTTTTATCTACGCGGAAACTTCTGGCTGATCAGAACTGAATTATTGTTATTTAGCTTTTCGTGCTTAATTTCGATTTAAGCATTGAAAACGAGCCAAGAATTTAGATAATTCATTCATGCTTGGCAGAGCTGCGCCGCGATGGCAGCGAACATAAGCGACAATTTAAACATAACGAGAGCCCCGCTAATCGGGGCTTTTGCTTTACGGCGATACGACAGGGGTATTCGCGAGGTGCATTGCATCAATACCCCTGTCATATCGTCGTTTCGATTAATTACATCGTTGGCTTTGCCGGAATCAACGTGCGTGTGAGAAAATCCTTCTTTTTGCTAGAAGGTCACAGCATGCTTGAATGGATCTTTGGATATGTAACTGGTGTTTTCGAGCATTACAGAGCTATGACGACGATTATATTCGTTATAGCGATGATGAAATTGGTAGTCCCTCCTTTATTTCTGATCCTTGAAAAAATATCTGACAGATCACATAGAAAAAAACTAATTAAAATATGGACTGACGCTGGTTACAGCGACGAAGAAGCACGACTCTTTGTAGAAGCATCCGAGTCCCACCGAAAAAAACCGAAACCCAGCATCTTCTCCTTCCTAAAAAAATTACTCCGTCGAAAGGTCCGTTAAGGGCCTTTTTTATTGGCTTTAAACGCACTCGCTCATAGCGAGGTGAGAGTATGTATCGAATGGACAAAATAACTACTGGCATTTCCTACGGCGCATCGGGAGGTAGTGCCATTTACTGGTTTAGAAGACTTCTTGACGGTTACTCCCCCGAACAGTGGGCCGCTATAGGTGTGATCGGTAGTTTACTGTTCGGCTTGCTCACCTTTCTCACCAATCTCTATTTCCAAATCAAAGCGGATCGCCGCAAAGCTGCGCGGGGTGAATGATGTCGAAAAAATCAAAGCTCAGCGCAGCAGTGTTGGCGCTAATCGCGTCGGGTGCATCTGCTCCACTCATTTTCGACCAATTCATAAGCGAGAAAGAAGGCAATGCGCTGGTGGCCGTTGTTGATCCGGGTGGGGTCTGGTCTTTATGTCACGGCGTGACTGTTATTGATGGCAGGCGTGTTGTTAAAGGCATGACGGCCACTGAGGAACAATGCCGGAAGGTTAACGCTATTGAACGCGATAAGGCATTAGCTTGGGTTGATAGCAATATCAAAGTGTCTCTGACAGAGCCACAGAAGGTGGGCATCGCATCCTTCTGCCCGTATAACATCGGCCCCGGTAAATGCTTCCCATCGACGTTCTATAAGCGTATCAACGCAGGTGACCGCATCGGTGCATGCGAAGCAATCCGCTGGTGGATTAAAGATGGTGGCCGTGATTGTCGTCTAACCAAAGGCCAGAAGAATGGCTGTTATGGTCAGGTTGAGCGGCGGGACCAGGAAAGCGCGCTGGCGTGCTGGGGGTTAGACTAATGAAAATTAATCCGGGTCTTTTAGGCGTTGTTGTTATTGCTGTCCTTTCGGTCGCTCTCGTTAAGAGTTGCTCCGACGCCAGTAGCCTTCAGAGCGATAACGTCGTTCTGCGAAGTGACAACTCTTTGCAGGGGCAGGTGATCGCCACCCAGGCATTCAACTTCAATCGATTCAATCAGGTTGCAGAACATGCCAACAGGCTTGACTCCCTGATCGATACCAGCACCGAAGAAACCGTAATCGAATACCGGGAGATTCTCCGCCGTGAAAAAACCTGTGATCTGCCTGTTCCTGCTGACATTGCTGGTGGGCTGCTCGAATACGCGTACCGTTTACGTTCCAGCGCAATGCACGCCGATACCGTCGGACCTAACGCAGCCGATGATAGTACCGCTGCCGCCGGCTCAATAACGTACTGCCAAGCTGTGCTCTGGATTAAGCCGCTGCTGGCCGTGATTGAAAAGGGCAATAACAATTTCGCTGGAATTCGTCAAATAGAGAGCGAGCGTCAATAGTCTTTATCCCCAGCAAGGGATAAAACAACCATTATCCCCGCTAAGGGATAGGCGTTACAGCAGCACTCACCTAATGCCTGTTGCAATTCAGCCAAGGAGCCAGCCTATGAAAAAAGTTAAAGTTACAATTGCTCACCTTGAAGAGCACTACGATGGTATTGTTCGAGCCGCAAACGTTACATTCCAGGTTATTCAGAATGAAAGCGTGATAGTGGAGGATTCTTTATCCGGTAAAGCTTCCCATCCCTTCACTAAAATTTATGCTGTCGATGTTGATGAATCAGCTGTACATGTGAAACATGATCGGCCTGATTTGAGCTGGTTAACAATTACAGCAGAGCTTGTTGAATAATATTTATTTCGCAGCCTCAATTGCTTAGCATTATCTCCGGGTACCAAAAGGAGATAAACATGTTTGTTGCAGAAGGCTTGAAGCCTGACCTTGATAATGTAGGTTGGGTTATGGGGTGGGGGGTTGTAAGGAATGCCCCGTGGCATTTAGTCGGTGTTTACGCCACCAAAGATGTGGCCGAAACTAAGGCAGCCTCACTAGGTGAGGGCTATGAAGCCCATTATGGCTCACATAGGTTAGGCTCTGACGACTTCATCCACCACAACTTCACGCGCAGTTAAAAAAAAGAAGCCGTTTGATATTTAGCCTCGCTTATGCGGGGCTTTTTTATGCGCATCGCACGCGCACACCAAAGAAAGTCTTTCAGTTGTGAGCCTGGGCAAACCGTTAACTTTCGGCGTCTTTGCTGTGCGACAGGCTCACGTCTAAAAGGAAATGAAAAATGAATAAAGATATGGAGCTCATATTACGTGACGATGGCCACGAGCTTAGAACGGCTGAATATGCTGCCCGTTATGATCGAGATGGGAAAAGAACGATCGCCATGGGACTTTATGAAAAGAGTCCATTCAGTTTCCGCATTGAACGAGTAACAGAAGATAAAGCCACGGGATGGGCTATTGCCATCAAAGATGGCGAAGTATTTATCAAAGATGCCTTTATTGGTAGTGGTATTGTATCTGCGAACTATAACGTGAAGTTGAATATCAACAATAATGGCAAAGAGCACGCTGCCGGTATGGCTGTTGGAGTTGAAGATGGGCAGAGAAAAAACGAGTTTAAAGCTGAATCCTTGAAGGTAAATGAAGCCGCTCGATCAACCGTCGGAAACGCCGTGGTATCAGCCACGAAGGTGAAGTTTAAGCTTGGCGATGAAATGACGCAGGCCGTCATTGATGCTGTACGTGAAAGCGATCTGTTCACGGGAATACAAGTAAATATCGATGCACAAACAGCCTCACTCACCGGCCTGAAACAAGCGATGCACGATGCTGTAAACGATGCAATCCGCAACGCGCTAAAGCCTGGCGGTACAATATGGGGTCAACAAAGAGGGCGTTGATGCTGCCCCTCAGGGGCACCCAGGGGGCCGCGGGTCCTTTCCGGCTATCCGACATGTTACGGGGCGGCGACCTCGCAGGTTCTCGCTATTTATGAAAATTTTCAGGATTTTGCCGTTTCCGTTCTTCTTCTTTCTAAATCATTGTATTTTCTGGGTATAACCAACCAAAAGAAAGGAAGTATTAAAGCCTGGTAGTAGTCATTTTACCCGGCATGGTTTCCTTACCCTGTTTTTCGCCTGGAGTTCGTCATGGAGGTCAATAAAAAACGCCTTTCAGAGATTTTTGGTGTGAGCATCCGCACGATCCAGAACTGGCAGGATCAGGGAATGCCAGTTGCGCGAGGTGGCGGTAAAGGGAATGAAGTGCTTTATGACTCTGCCGCCGCAATTGAATGGTATTCCGCCCGGGACGCAGCGATCGAAAACGAAAAGCTGCGCAAAGAGGTTGAACAGCTGAGAGTTGATTCAGAATCAGACCTCCAGCCTGGCACGATTGATTATGAGCGCCATCGGCTTACCCGAGCCCAGGCTGATGCTCAGGAACTAAAAAATGCAAAAGAGTCCGCTGAGGTGGTGGAGACCGCATTCTGCACGTTCGTGCTGTCGCGGATAGCCGGAGAAATTGCCAGTATCCTTGATGGAATACCTCTGTCGGTTCAGCGGCGCTTTCCGGAACTGGAAAATCGACATATTGATTTCCTCAAGAAGGACATCATAAAAGCCATGAACAAAGCAGCTGCGCTGGATGAAATGATACCGGGGTTGCTGAGTGAATATATCGAACAGTCAGGTTAAGGGGCTACAGCACTCCGCGCGCTCGGGGCTCCGTTCGCTGTACCGGCCAGAGCCGCAAACGGCGGTAGAGTGGGCAGACGAAAATTATTACCTCCCGAAAGAGTCTGCTTATCAGGAAGGGCGCTGGGAAACGCTGCCGTTTCAGCGTGCAATAATGAATGCGATGGGTAATGACTATATCCGTGAGGTTAATGTTGTTAAGTCTGCCCGTGTAGGCTATTCAAAAATGCTGCTCGGGGTGTATGCGTATTTCATCCAGCATAAACAACGTAACTCACTTATCTGGTTACCTACCGACGGTGATGCAGAGAACTTCATGAAGTCCCATGTCGAACCGACAATCAGGGATATCCCCACGCTATTGGCGCTGGCACCCTGGTACGGTAAAAAACACCGGGACAACACGTTGAGCATGAAACGTTTCTCGAATGGGCGCGGTTTCTGGTGCCTCGGTGGTAAAGCTGCAAAAAACTACCGTGAAAAATCGGTTGATGTGGCGGGTTATGACGAGCTGGCGGCATTTGACGAGGATATCGAGAAAGAGGGGTCTCCAACGTTTCTGGGTGATAAACGTATTGAAGGGTCGGTCTGGCCTAAATCCATACGAGGATCCACACCCAAAATTAAAGGAACGTGCCAGATTGAACGTGCCGCCAAAGAGTCGGAGCATTTCTTACGCTTCTATGTTCCCTGCCCACACTGTGGGGAAGAGCAGTACCTTAAATTCGGCGATAAAGAGACGCCATTCGGATTCAAGTGGACGCCGGGAGATCCTGCCAGCGTTATATACCTGTGTGAGCACAATGCCTGCGTAATTAAACAGCAGGAGCTCGATTTTTCGCAGGCGAGGTACATCTGTGATGAAACCGGGATCTGGACGCGCGACGGCCTTTGCTGGTTTTCATCATCGGGTACCGAAATTGATCCGCCTGACAGCGTTACCTTTCACGTCTGGACGGCCTATAGCCCCTTCACAACATGGGTGCAAATCGTCAAGGACTGGATCAAGACCAAAGGCGACACGGGGAAACGTAAGACGTTCGTCAACACAACGCTTGGTGAAACGTGGGAGCCTAAAATTGGTGAGCGTCCTGATGCTGAGGTGATGGCCGAACGTATTGAGCACTTCGGGGCCAGGGTGCCGGAGCGCGTGGCCTACCTTACTGCCGGTATTGACTCCCAGCTTGACCGTTACGAAATGCGTGTCTGGGGCTGGGGGCCTGGCGAGGAAAGCTGGCTTATCGACAAAATTATCATTATGGGTCGCCATGATGATGAATCCACGCTTCTCAGGCTGGACGAGGCGATCAACAAAACCTATCCGAGGCCTAACGGCGTTGAGATGCTTATTTCCCGCATCTGCTGGGATATCGGCGGCATAGACCCAACGATTGTTTATAACCGCTCGAAAAAGCATGGTCTGTTTCGTGTCATTCCTGTTAAAGGCGCATCTGTTTACGGCAAGCCCGTGGCGAATATGCCTCGCAAGCGTAACAAGAATGGCGTTTATCTCACTGAGGTAGGAACAGACACCGCGAAAGAGCAGATTTATAACCGTTTCACGCTGGTGGCAGAAGGCGACGAGCCGCTGGCGGGTGCGGTTCACTTCCCTAATAACCCTGAAATATATGATTTAGCTGAGGCTCAGCAGCTTACGGCTGAAGAGCAGGTTGAGAAGTGGGTAGACGGGAAGAAAAAAATCGTCTGGGACAGTAAAAAACGACGAAACGAGGCGCTTGACTGTTTTGTCTACGCGCTTGCAGCACTGCGGATAAGTATCTCCCGCTGGCAGCTGGATCTGGATTCTCTTCTGGCCAGCTTACTGGAAGAAGACACTGGCCGTAAAAATAACAAATCTCTGGCTGATTATGCCAGGGCATTAGCGGGAGATGAATAATGGCAACACAGGCTGAACTGGATGCCGCGCGCGCAGCGTTACATGACCTGATGATGGGGAAACGGGTTGCGACGGTACAGAAAGACGGGCGAAAGGTGGAATTTACGGCGACCTCAGTCAGCGATCTGAAAAAGTACATCGCCGATCTTGAGTCACAGGTCGGTACCACTTCACGACGCCGCGGGCCGGCAAGGTTCTACGCATGAAAATTCCTTCTTTAGTTGGCCCTGACGGGAAAACCTCCCTGAGGGAATATGCAGGCTATCACGCCGGTGGCGGCGGATTCGGTGGACAGCTAAATGCCTGGAATCCCCAGAGTGAAAGTGCCGACGCCGCACTTCTGCCGAACTTCTCACGGGGGAATGCCCGTGCTGATGATCTGGTCCGAAACAATGGTTATGCGGCAAACGCCGTGCAGTTGCACCAGGATCACATCGTCGGGTCTTTTTTCAGACTGAGTTACTGCCCGAGCTGGCGATATCTCGGCATTAAAGAAGAGGAAAGCCGAGCGTTTGCCAGGGAAGTGGAGGCCGCCTGGTATGAATATGCGGAGGATGACTTTTGCGGGATTGATGCCGAGCGCAAGCGAACCTTTACCATGATGATCCGCGAAGGTGTCGCGACGCACGCTTTTAACGGCGAACTGTGCGTTCAGCCCACCTGGGACAGTGATTCATCGCGACTTTTTCGCACGCAATTTAAAATGGTTAGTCCAAAACGCGTGAGTAATCCCGGTAATACAGGTGACACGCGTAACTGTCGCGCGGGCGTCAAAATCAGTGATAGCGGCGCAGCGCTGGGGTACTACGTCAGCGAAGACAGCTATCCTGGCTGGATGTCGCAAAAATGGACCTATATACCACGGGAACTGCCGGGCGGAAGGCCATCATTCATCCATATTTTTGAACCGCTTGAGGATGGACAGACCCGCGGCGCAAACGTGTTTTACAGCGTGATGGAGCAGATGAAAATGCTCGACACCCTGCAAAATACCCAGCTCCAGAGCGCGATAGTGAAGGCCATGTATGCGGCCACCATCGAAAGTGAGCTTGATACCGATACGGCGATGGACTTTATCCTCGGCGCGGATAGCAAGCAGCAAAATAAGTTGACGGGCTGGCTTGGCGAAATGGCATCTTATTACGCCGCGGCGCCGGTTCGCCTCGGTGGCGCGAAAGTGCCTCATCTTTTGCCGGGCGATTCACTGAACCTTCAGTCAGCGCAGGATACCGATAACGGTTATTCCACCTTTGAACAATCCCTTCTGCGCTATATCTCGGCTGGTCTTGGTGTGTCGTATGAGCAACTTTCCCGCAACTACTCTCAGATGAGCTATTCGACAGCGCGTGCCAGCGCCAATGAATCCTGGGCGTTCTTTATGGGGCGTCGGAAGTTTGTCGCGGCCCGGCAGGCCTGTCAGATGTTTGTCTGCTGGCTCGAAGAGGCGATTGCGCGCCGGGTTGTCACGCTCCCGTCCAAAGCCAGGTTTAGCTTCCAGGAGGCGAGAACCGCATGGGGTAACGCCAACTGGATTGGCTCGGGGCGCATGGCTATTGATGGGCTGAAGGAGGTGCAGGAGGCCGTAATGCTGATCGAGGCCGGTCTCAGCACATATGAGAAGGAGTGTGCCAAACGCGGAGATGACTATCAGGAAATATTTTCTCAGCAGGTACGTGAAACTATGGAGCGCCGCCAGGCGGGACTTAAACCTCCGGCATGGGCGGCTGCTGCTTTCGACGCAGGGCTGAAAAAATCAAACGAGGAGGATAAAGATGACGCCAGAGCTGCGTAATCTCCCGCACATTGCCAGCATGGCCTTCAATGAGCCGCTGATGCTTGAACCCGCCTACGCGCGGGTTTTCTTTTGCGCGCTGGCAGGCCAACTGGGTATCACCCGTCTGACGGATCCCGCTTCTGGCGTCACGCTCGGTGCAGAACAAATTGCAGAGCCGCTGGCGCTGTTTGGCGATGATGAGGAAATGGGGCCCCGGCCAGCGCGGAGCTATCAGGTAACAAACGGGATCGCGGTGCTTCCCGTTTCCGGCACGCTGGTCAGCAAAACCCGGTCACTGCAGCCTTATTCCGGTATGACGGGCTATAACGGGATCATTGCCCGCCTGCAGCAGGCAATCAGCGATCCTGGCGTGGACGGTGTCCTGCTGGATATGGACACGCCGGGCGGGATGGTGTCCGGGGCTTTTGACTGTGCCGATATTATTGCCCGGATGCGGGATATCAAGCCCGTCTGGGCGCTGGCGAACGATATGAACTGCAGCGCAGGGCAGCTTATTGCCAGTTCTGCATCACGACGGCTTGTCACGCAAACGGCCAGAACCGGATCTATCGGCGTCATGATGGCGCACAGTAATTATGGCGCTGCACTGAAAACTAACGGCGTTGAGGTCACGCTGATTTACAGCGGCGATCACAAAGTCGACGGCAATCCTTACGAAAAACTACCGAAGGACGTTCGCGCGGATTTTCAGACGCGTATCGATGCCACTCGTCAGATGTTTGCCGAAAAGGTTTCCGCTTATACCGGCATGTCAGTGCAGGCCGTACTGGACACTGAAGCGGCTGTCTTCTCAGGCCAGGAGTCCGTGGATAACGGTCTGGCGGATGAACTTGTTAACAATACCGATGCGCTCGGCGTGATGCGTGAAGCACTCGACAGACGCAAAAAAACAACCACTGGAGGAACTATGCCATCACCTTCTGCATCTGCAGCGACCAATCAGCCAGCTGACCAGACAGCTACACAGACTTCTGCACCAACTGAGCAGGTCACCACCGTTGACACAACAACCGCGGCTTTAACGGCCCCGGCAGACCTCAGCGCTCAGGTTTCGGCAGCCGTAGCCGCCGAGAACGGTCGCATCATGGGTATTCTGAACTGCGAAGAGGCAAAAGGTCGCGAATCACAGGCCCGCGCGCTGGCCGAAACGCCGGGCATGACGGTCGAGAGTGCGCAGCGCATTCTGGCTGCGGCGCCGCAAAGCGCCCAGGCGCGTACCGATACGGCGCTGGATCGTCTGATGGAAACCGCACCTGGCGCTCTTTCTGCAGGGAATGTCTCTGCTGAAGCCGGCGACGATTTGTTAAACACCCCCGTATAAGAGGCTAACATGGCAATCACCGAAGTATTTACTCATCACCAGCCGCTCGGTAACAGCGATCCGGCACACACTGCGTATGCACCGGGCGAACTGACAGCATCCACCCCGGCAATGACCCCGCTCATGCTCGATGCTACGTCAGGCAAGCTAACTGTGTGGGACGGCGAGAATGCAGGTGCAGCAACCGGCATTCTGGCGGTTACTGCTGACCAGAGCAGTGCAGAACTGGCATTTTATAAATCCGGCTCGTTCCGCATCGAAGATGTGCTCTGGCCATCTGCTGTTACCGACGAAAATATCAAGCGTAACGCGTTCGCCGGTACTGCGATCAGCATCGTTTAATCACCCTCAACTTTCATAAAAGCCGCATATGCGGCTTTTTTTACGGGAAAATTCTATGTCAGTGTACACAACAGCCCAGCTTCTGGCGGTCAATGAGAAGAAATTCAAGTTCGATCCGCTCTTCCTGCGCATCTTCTTTCGCGAAACTTATCCCTTCAGTACAGAAAAAGTCTACCTGTCGCAAATTCCTGGCCTGGTCAACATGGCTCTTTACGTGTCGCCGATTGTCTCCGGGAAAGTGATCCGTTCCCGTGGCGGCAGCACGTCGGAATTTACGCCTGGCTATGTGAAGCCTAAGCATGAAGTTAACCCGCTGATGACTCTTCGCCGCCTGCCTGATGAAGACCCACAAAATCTGGCCGACCCTGCCTATCGCCGCCGCCGCATCATCCTTCAAAACATGAAAGATGAAGAGCTGGCGATTGCACAGGTGGAAGAGAAGCAAGCAATTGAAGCTGTGCTCTATGGGAAATACACCATGAGCGGAGAAGCATTTGAGCCAGTAGAAGTCGATATGGGCCGCAGTGCCGGTAACAACATCATCCAGGCGGGTGCAGCTGCCTGGTCCTCTCGCGACAAAAAAACGTACGACCCGACCGATGATATTGAGGCGTACGCGCTCAACGCCAGCGGCACAATCAACATTATTGTGTTCGATCCGAAGGGCTGGGCATTGTTCCGCTCTTTCGACGCGGTGAAGGAAAAATTGGATACACGTCGCGGCTCTAACTCCGAACTGGAAACCGCTCTGAAAGACCTGGGTGAAGCCGTTTCTTATAAGGGCATGTACGGAGATGTGGCCATTGTCGTTTACGCAGGCCAGCTTGTTGAAAATGACGTCAAAAAGAACGCTCTGCCAGACCTGACAATGGTGCTGGGAAATACCCAGGCGCGCGGCCTGCGTACCTATGGCTGCATTCTGGATGCAGATGCCCAGCGCGAAGGCATTAATGCTTCAACGCGCTACCCGAAAAACTGGGTGCAAACGGGCGACCCGGCACGTGAGTTCACCATGATTCAGTCAGCTCCGCTGATGCTGCTGCCAGATCCTGACGCGTTCGTTTCAGTCAAGCTGGCATAACTTTCCCAAGTGGCCCTGTCGGGCCACATTTCTGGAGTATTTCCCATGACAGAAAAAGAAACCCTTATCGCCCGACTGAAAGAGCTGGGCGTAAAGCTTGATCGTGAGGTCAACGTCACAGGCACGATCCAGGAGCTTACGTTACGTATTTCTGAGCTCGAAGAGGAACTCGACGAAGACGGAGAAGAGGGAGCGGAAGCGGCCAGTAGTGCTGTTACCAGCACGTCGAGCCAGCCTGGCGCGGATAACACTTCTGGCTCGATTACCGAAAATCCTGCATCAACAGAGATCGGCGCGCTGGTGGCGGTTGAAACGCTGGTGACCTTGCACATAAACGCGCTTCACGCCACGCGTAACGAGTCTGTGTCTATTGTCGAGCCTGGTGTCGTTATCCGCGTGACTGACGTAGAGGCTAACGACCTGATATCTCGGGAGCTGGCCCGGGAAATCTGACAGGGGGCCTAATGGCTGATTTCGACAATCTTTTTGATGAAGCGATGGCGCGCGCGGATACCACTATACGTGGAGTGATGGGCGCAGAGGCAAGGATAACCTCAGGATCTTTATCCGGCGTCACGCTCCGGGGGGTCTTTGACGATCCAGAGAACATTGGTTACGCCGAAGTGGGGATCCGAATTGATGGAACCAGGCCGACGTTGTTTGTGAACACATCGGATGTTAGCGGGCTGGAAAGGCTGGACACGCTGAAGGTTAACGGGCGTGAATTTTGGGTTGATCGCGTTGGTCCGGATGATTGCGGGTCCTGCCATGTTTGGCTGGGTAGTGGATCACCTCCCGGCGGTTCGCGGCGTCGTTAAGGAGCATTCATGTCGGTAAAAGGTCTTGAGCAGGCGATCGCTAACCTGGATAGTCTGGACAGAAATATGGTTCCCAATGCCAGCGCATGGGCTGTGAACCGGGTTGCTGCTAATGGCGTCTCGGTTGCCGTCCGAAGGGTGGCGAAAGAAACGGTAGCCGGTGATAACCGCGTTTCGGGGATACCCGTAAAGCTGGTCCGACAAAGGGTGCGAATCAACAAAGCCTCGGCGTCAGGGCACTCAGCGGCCCGAATTAAGGTTAACCGGGGCAATCTTCCCGCCATCAAACTCGGTGCCGCGCAGGTCAGGGCGACGAATCGAAAGGGCCCGCTGGTTCGAAAAAGTAGCGTGTTAAGAATTGGCCGTTATGTTTTTCGCGACGCCTTTATCCAGCGCCTGGCGAACGGCCGCTGGCACGTCATGAAGCGAATTGCAGGAAAAAGTCGTTATCCCATCGACGTGGTCAAAATTCCATTGTCCGCGCCCCTCACAACTGCTTTCGAAGCAGAAAAGAAACGCATGCTTGAAGAGGAAATGCCAAAACAACTTGGCTATGCCCTCAGGCAACAACTGAGGTTGCATCTGACACGATGAAACACACTCTCATTCGCCAGAAAATTATTGATGTGCTTGAAGAGGCCATCGGGAACGACGTCATGTTTTTTGACGGGCGTCCTGCTGTCATTGAGGAGGAGGATTTTCCTGCCGTTGCGGTCTATCTGACCGATGCGGAGTATACCGGCGAAGAACTTGATGCCGATATGTGGGCGGCAACGTTACATATTGAGGTCTTCCTGTCCTCGCAGGTACCAGATTCCGAACTGGATGAATGGATGGAAAGCCATATTTATCCTGCCCTCGCTGACGTACCCGGTCTCGATTCACTGTTAACGCTCATGGTTCCACAAGGCTTCGATTATCAGCGCGATGATGCGATGGGGTTGTGGACTTCCGCCGATATGAAATATTCAATCACTTACGAAATGTGAGGAAAACATGCCAACACCAAATCCACTCGCTCCTGTAAAAGGTGCCGGTACCACGCTCTGGCTGTACACCGGAACGGGTAACGCTTTCGCCAACCCACTCTCTGATATCGACTGGAATCGCCTGGCGAAAATCAAAGAACTCACGCCGGGCGAAATGACCGCCGAATCGTATGACGACACCTACCTCGACGACGAGGACGCCGACTGGAACGCGACCGCTCAGGGGGCAAAATCTGCTGGCGACACCTCTTTCACCCTCGCCTGGAAGCCGGGTGAAGAAGGGCAAAAAGACCTGGTCGCATGGTTTATTGATGGCTCAGTACGCTATTACAAAATCAAATACCCGAACGGTACCGTCGACGTTTTCCGCGGCTGGTGCAGCAGCCTGGGTAAAGCCATCCCGGCAAAAGAGGTTATTACCCGCACAGCGAAAATCACCAACACCGGCAAGCCGGAGCTGGCTGAAGAAAGCGGGAGCCTGAATATCCCCGTCACCGGCGTCACGTTCGATAAAGCCACGGCAAGCGTGGCCGTCGGTGCAACCACAACGCTCAATGTGACGGTTAATCCTGCCAGCGCCTCTGATACCTCGTTCCGCGTGGCAACCTCCGACGGGGCAAAAGCAACGGTCACCGTTAGCGGCAACGCGATCACCGTCACCGGCGTGGCGGCAGGCACCGCTGACATTATTGTAATGACCAGCGACGGTAATTTCGTTGCGGTCTGCAAAGTCACCGTAACTGCAGCGTAAGGAAGGACGCATGTTTCTGAAAAAAGAGAAGTTCACCTGGCAAACAGAATCCCTGACCATCTTCGAGCTGTCGGCGCTTCAGCGTATTGAGTTCCTGACGTTTATGGCCGCAGAGGAAAGGGCCGTCAGTGCTGACAGCGAGGGCATCAGCGATCAGGAAATGACGGCCAGGCTGATTGGCTCAAATATTCGCTGCGGTGCGCGTTTGATCGCGATGTCTTTGTGGCATAACGATCCGGCCGGCACGGATGTGGAAACGTTATATCAGCAGGTGCTGAGCGGCTGGCCGCCGGAGGCGATCGGTAAAGCAGAAATGGAAATAAAGCTGCTCTCCGGCATGCTCGTTCCGGTTGATGATGACAACGCTGCCGATCCAGATGGCTCAACGGAGGCCGAAAGCGCAGAAACCGTTACGGCGGAAAAGCCCTTGCCAGCGAGCTGAAGTTTGTCCTGAATCTGGCGCGCGAGTTCGGGCGACCCGACTGGCGCGCCATGCTGGCTGGAATGACCTCCAGTGAGCTGGGCGACTGGCACCAGTTCTACCGGGATCATTATTTTCAGGACGCGCAGCTCGATGCGCATTTCTCAGAGCTGCTTTATTCCATCTCCACTCTTTTCTTCCGCGATCCGGAACTTACCCCCGCACATTTCAGCCTGCTTTCTCCTTCGGATAGCGTCATCAGCGATGATGAGCCGGATGATGACACGCTGATGACCGCCGCCGAGGGGATCACAGGAGGTATCCGATATGGCCCAGCAGATTAGCGATCTGGTTATTAAGCTGGATGTTGACCGCGCCACCTTCAGCGAGCAGGTCGCCCGAATCAAAGGGCAACTGACAGGAATGGCGGATGAGTCTGATAAAGTTCAGGCGCGAATGCAGCGTGCAGCGGACCGTCAGAGCGCGGCATTAAAGAGCGTGGGCGACGCTGGCGCGGCGGCTGCCGCAGATATGAAAGCCCGACAGTCTGCTGCAACGGAAGGGCTGACCAAAGACTGGCAGAACGTTTCTAAGTCCGTTGATGAAACTCACCGCCGCGTGACCGAGCTTAATCAGCGTATGCGGGAAAATGACGCACAGGCCGCAGCGCTTGCCCGCCGTCAGGATGAACTGGCGGCATCCTTTTTCCGCCAGATTGACGGCGTTCGCCAGCTCAATGGTGAAACGCAGTCGCTTGCGAACGTGCAGGCGCGCTTTCGTGCAGCCAGGGCACAGGGCAATATCACCCAGCAGGATTATCTCGCCCTGATTTCCCGCACCACGGCCAGGCAAAAAGAGCTGCAGATCGTAGAGGAAAAATCGGCCGCCGCGCGTACCCGATTCCTCAGTCAGCTGAAGCAACAGGTCGCAGAGCAAAAACTCTCCGGTACCGAGTTGCTGCGCATGAAGGCGGCGCAGGTCGGTGCAAGCGATGCGGCTGAGGTCTATATCCGCAAGCTTGAGGCTGCCAAAGTGGCCACGCACGGTCTGGGCCTGCAAAGTGCCGCAGCGCGGCAGGAACTGGGGATACTGATCGGCGAGGTGATGCGCGGTAACTTCGGCGCGCTTCGCGGCTCCGGGATCACGCTGGCTAACCGGGCGGGGTGGATTGACCAGCTGTTATCGCTGCGCGGTCTTGGGATCGCCGGGATGGTCGGTGGTATTGCCGCGGCGGTTTACGGGCTGGGTAAGGCCTGGTATGACGGCAGCAAAGAGTCCGAGGAATTTAACAGGCAACTGATCCTGACCGGGAATTACGCCGGGAAAACATCCGGACAGCTACAGGCACTGGCGCGCTCGCTGGCAGGTAATGGCATCACACAGCATGCTGCTGCAGGTGTGCTGGCGCAGGTTGTCGGAAGTGGTGCGTTTAGCGGTAATGACGTCAGCATGGTGAGCAATGTTGCTGCCAGGCTGCAGCAGGCTACCGGGCAGGCCGTCGACGAAACCATCAACCAGTTTAAACGCCTGAAGGATGATCCGGTTAATGCAGTCACAACGCTCAACGATTCGCTGCATTTTCTGACGGCCACGCAGTATGAACAGATTGCCTCTGCTCAGGCGATGGGAGATACGCAGAAAGCTTCAGAGCTTGCCATGCGTGCTTATTCTGATGCGGTCATTCAGCGGGCCGGGGCGGTTGAGGAAAATCTTGGCTCCCTCGAAAAAGCCTGGAACTGGGTGAAGAATGCGGCCTCAGGCGCGTGGGATGCGATGCTGGGCATAGGGCGTAATCCTGACACCGCGATGAAGCGCCAGGACTCTTTTGCTGAATGGCAGGCAGCAGAGAAAGAGTACCGTGCTCTGTCCGGCAATCTCAAGGTTGATCCGGACTATGTCGGTAACAACGTTCTGCAAAAGGCAGATGCGGAAAGGCTGAGAAACGCGCGCCAGCAGGTAGAGCTTAAGAAGCAGGCTTACGATCTTGCCGATAAGCAATATGCCCAGGAAGGGCTGGCAGCTGCCAGGGAAAAAATGCGGACGGAACAGCAGACACAGGCCGTCCGGACCCAGCAGCAATTTAATCAGATGGTTGAATCCGGGGCGACGGCGGCAGAAAAACGTGCCCTTGCGGAGAAAAAACTCAATCAGCTTATTGCTAAAAACCGCCAGGATGCGAAAGACGGCATCGCCACGTTGTGGACTGAAAAGGACATAGCGGCAGCACGCGCCGGTATTGAAAAGCAGTGGAAGGATCCCAAAACGCCGAAAGGCAAAAGCTATTCAACGCCAGCCGGGGATAAAGCTGAAGAAAAAGCGCAGGCTGAACTTCTCACCCTTCAGGCCCAGCTTAAAACGCTCGAGCAGCATACCAGCGTAAACGACGTCATAAGCAAACAGCGTCAGGATCTCTGGCAGACTGAAAATCAGTTCACCGTTCTGCAGGAGGCCGCTGGGCGTCGTCAGCTTACGGCGCAGGAAAAATCCCTGCTGGCGCACAAGGAAGAAACGCTCGAGTACAAGCGGCAGCTGGCCGACCTGGGCGATAAGGTTGCCAGGCAGCAAAAGCTCAACCAGCTGACCGACCAGGCCGTGAAGTTTGAGCAGCAGCAAAAAGCCGCCAGGGCGGGCCTGCAGGCTCAGTCTGAGGGGCTATCCACCCGCGAGGCCGGGCGACAAACCACCCTGCAACGTCTCAGCGAGAGCTATTCATATAATCCTCAGGCGCAGCAAAAGGTTCTGGAAGAGCAAAGGGCGACGTTCGAGGCTGAAGATGCCCTGCGCGCAAACTGGCTGGCCGGTGCGAAACAGGGCTGGGCCGAATATCAGGATTCAGCGACAAACGTTTTCAGCTCCGTTCAGCAGATTTCGCAGGCAACGTTCAGCGGGCTGGCTGGCCAGCTTACCAGCCTGACGACAACCGGGAAGGCGAGCTTCCGGGACTTCACCAGCTCAATCCTCAAAATGATTGTGTCCGTTATCAACCAGCTGCTGGTGGCTTACACCATCCAGAGCGCAATGGGCTGGGTGAGCGGCGGGGCGAAAGCCTCCTCTGCAGGTCAGTCATTCGCGGTCCCGTCATACCGGGCACAGGGTTTTGACGTGGGCGGTTTTACCGGGCACGGCGGCAAGTACGAGCCAGCCGGTATCGTTCACCGCGGGGAATTCGTCTTCACCAAAGAGTCAACCAGTCGCATCGGCGTGGCAAATCTCTATCGCCTGATGCGCGGGTATGCCTCGGGTGGTCTGGTCGGCGGCGGGAGCGCAGCCGGGGCTGGCATGGGCGGGATCAGTGTTTATGCCCCTGTGAACATCAGCCAGCAGGGGAGTGACGGGAGCATAAATCAGGCGAACGCCACGGGGACGGCGAAACAGCTGCAGGCGATTGTTCAACAGACAATCACCGAGCGACTGAAAAAAGAAATGTCCGCAGGCGGCGTGCTTTATTCGAGGAGGACACCGTGACAGACACGTTTACCTGGCGCACGCGAAAAACCGCGCAGGGCACTGAAACGGCCCGAACGCTGCAGGCCCAGTTCGGGGATGGCTACAAACAGATAGCGGGGATGGGGATCAACGACAAACAGGAAACGTGGAACCTGGACTGGACGGGCACCAGACAGGAGGCGGCTGCGCTGCGCGCTTTTCTGATGTCTCACGTTACTAAATCGTTCTGGTGGACCACGCCATGGGGTGAAAAAAAGCTGTTCAGAATGAAGGCCGATTCGTTCAGCGTTTCATTCCCTACCGGGAAAAAAGCCACGGTGGCCTTCACTTTTGAACAGGCGTTTGCGCCCTGAGAATATCGAGAACATTGAAAGCTGCCTCCGGGCGGCTTTTTTTATGGGGGTAATATGAGTTTTACCGGAGATATACAACAGCTTGAGCCCGGCAGCGTTATTCAGCTGATTGAGATCGACGGCACCGAATTCGGTATGGATCAGGTGCTGCGTTTTCATGCGCACAATATTCAGGAAGAGGGGTGGGCAGCTTTCGCCGCAGAAAATCTGCCCGCCATTATCTGGCAGGGAAACCAGTACGATCCCCATCCCTACGAACTGAAGGGGATGGAGTTATCAAGTACAGGTTCCCAGCCAACGCCCACGCTGTCCGTCGGGAACGTCGGAAACTATGTCACCGCGCTGTGTCTTGAATATGACGATATGGTCAGGGCTAAGGTCAAAATCCATACCACGCTTTCGAAGTATCTCGATGCCGCCAACTGGAAAAACGGTAATCCGGGTGCCAGCCCGGCCGATGAGCGCGTACAGCTCTTTTACGTCAATGCTAAAACCGCAGAGACGCGGGTACAGGTTGATTTCGAGCTGTGTTCTCCTTTCGATATTCAGAGCCTGCAGCTGCCGACACGGCAGATTACTCCTGTCTGCACCTGGTGTATGCGGGGCTGGTACAGAAGCGGGACCGGATGCGATTACAACGGCACGAAATACTTTACCAAAGACGGTACGCCGACCGATGACCCGTCGAAAGATGTTTGTGGCGGCCGCCGGCAGGATTGTCAGGATCGTCACGGCCCGGACGCGCCGCTGCCATTCGGCGGTTTTCCGGCCGCTAACCTGCAGGGGAAATAAAGATGCGTGAAAAATTGCTGGATGCTATCCGTCAGCACGTCGCTGCTGAATACCCCAAAGAAGCCTGCGGTCTGATTGTTCAGTCAGGCCAGAAGCAAATCTTTATTCCCTGCCGCAACATTGCCGATAAACCCGAGGAGACATTCACGCTCTCCCCGGAAGACCAGCTCGCAGCCCGCGCGCGCGGTGACATCATCATGCTCATTCATTCCCATCCGGATGTGGTCCGCCTGGTGCCCTCGGAGCTGGACCGGATCCAGTGCGACTGGTCGGGGATTGAGTGGGGGATCATGTCCTGGCCGGACGGGGATTTTTGTACGATTTCCCCGCGTGAAGACCGGGATTATGCCGGGCGGCAGTGGGTACTGGGTTACGCCGACTGCTGGTCGCTTATCCGTGAATTTTATCTGCGCGAATACGGCATTGTTCTCGGGAACTATTCAGTACCTTACGAATGGTGGGAGAGCGGCAAGGAACGGCTCTACGACGACAACTGGGAGCGTGAGGGATTTGTTGAGATTGCCGCCGGTGCAATGCAGCCCGGGGACATCATCATGATGAGCGTGCAGGCATCGGTGACTAATCACGCCGCGGTATATGTGGGTGACAACATCATTCTCCATCATCTTTTCGGGCACCTTTCTTCGCGAACGCCTTATGGAAAATATTATCGCGACAGAACGGTCCGGGTGGTCAGGCATAAGGACAGAATGCATGGTTAAGACGCTTATTCTCGAAGGGAAAATGGCTAAAAAATTCGGTAAACGCGTTCAGTTTGATGTTGCCGATCTGCGCGAAATGCTCAGGGCCATGTGTTCACAGGTTCCCGGATTCAAAAAATATATGTCGGAAGCTCATATGAAGGGGATCCGTTTCGCCTTTTTTAACGGTGACAACAATATCGGGCTGGAAGAGTTTGATATGACCCTCGGTGGAAGCGTGTACCGGATCGTGCCCGTTTATGAAGGGGCCAAAAGTTCGGGCGTCCTGCAGATAGTTGTCGGTGCCGTTGCGCTGGTCGCTGCATTCTTTACCGCCGGTGCGAGTATGGCAGCCTGGGGGGCGGCGATGAGTGCAACAGCCATCAGCGCCACGTCAATTTTGACCGGGGTCGGGGTGTCAATGATGCTGGGCGGCGTTGTCCAGATGCTCACGCCCCAGCCATCCTTCGGCGCGGGTAAATCCTCCAGCACGGACAACACGCCTAACTACGCCTTCGGGGCGCCGGTTAATACCGTCGCTATGGGGCATCCTGTCCCCCTGGCCTACGGTCTTATCGAGGCAGGGGGAGCGATAGTCAGCGCCGGTATGTACTCGAGCGATCAGCAGTAGGCCAGCGGCCACTAACTTAAAGGTGCTTCGGCACCTTTTTTTATGGGTGAAAAAATGCAGCTTCTTAAACAAGAAACCATCCTGCAGGGTGCCAAAGGGGGAGGTGGCAGTTCCCATACTCCGGTTGAGCAGCCAGACGATCTGCTGTCGGTCGCAAAGTTAAAAATGCTCATTGCCGTTTCTGAGGGGGAAATACAGGGCGACCTGACCGCTCAGAACATTTTTCTCAACGATACGCCGCTGGCAAACGACAGCGGGGAATACAACTTCAGCGGCGTGAAATGGGAGTTCCGCAAGGGCACACAGGACCAGACCTATATTGCCGGGATGCCCCAGGTCGATAACGAGCTGGCGGTGGGCACAACTGTCACCACCACCGCGCCCTGGACACGCCAGTTTACCAACCTTTCCCTGGATGCCATCCGCATCAAGCTCAGCCTTCCGGTCCAGTATCTCTATAAAGATAACGGCGATATGGTGGGTACGGTTACCGAATATGCGATCGATTTATCAACGGACGGCGGCGCCTGGAAAACGGTTGTAAACGGCAAGTTTGACGGAAAGACCACGACGGAATATCAGCGTGACCACCGTATCGATCTGCCAAAATCCACATCCGGCTGGTCTGTCAGGGTCAGACGTATTACGGCTGATGCCAGCGGATCAAATTCGAAACTGGTTAACGCCTTCAAGGTGTTTTCGTATGCGGAAGTCATCGACAGCAAGCTTCGTTATCCTCTGACGGCGCTACTGTATGTCGAAGTGGACAGCAGCCAGTTCAACGGCAGCGCACCGAAGGTGACCTGTAAGATAAAGGGCAAGCTGATAAAGGTTCCGGATAACTATGATCCGATAACCCGAACCTATTCTGGCTCATGGTCAGGCGGGTTTAAAATGGCCTGGTCCAATAACCCCGCCTGGATATTTTACGATCTGGTTCTGGATGAAATTTACGGCATGGGCACGCGCGTGGATGCATCCATGGTGGATAAGTGGGCGCTGTACTCAATAGCCCAGTATTGCGACGAAATGGTTTCCGACGGTGCCGGTGGCACCGAACCGCGTTTCACCTGCAACGTTTTCATTCAGAGCCAGGAGGACGCCTGGCAGGTACTTAACGATCTCGCCGCGGTATTTCGTGGCATAACGTTCTGGGGCAACGATCAGATTTATGTCCAGGCAGACGTCCCGCAGGACGATGTTGACTGGGTTTATAACGCCTCAAACGTTATCGATGGGCTGTTTACTTATGCGGGCGGCTCATACAAGAATCGCTACAGCTCCTGCCTGGTGTCCTGGTCCGATCCGCAGAACCATTACAGCGATACCGTTGAGGGGGTCTACGATTCGGCGCTTGTAGAGCGTTATGACGTCCGGCAGACGTCCCTGACCGCAATCGGCTGCACCTCGCAAAGTGAAGCGCACCGGCGCGGGCGCTGGGTACTTCTCTCCAATGCCAAAGACGGTACCGTATCATTTGGCGTGGGGCTGGACGGTTATATCCCTCTGCCCGCTGAAATTATCGGTGTCGCCGATCCTTTCCGTTCCGGCAAGGAGAACGGGGGACGCATCAGGGCGGTCAACGGCCGCCAGATTACGCTGGATCGAGAAAGAGACTACGCGGCGAAAGACCGGCTGGTGGTGAACCTGCCTGACGGAAAAGCCCAGACGCGCACAATCAGCGCGGTGAGCGCAGATAAAAAAACGGTGACGGTGGCCACCGCATTTAGTCAGGCACCTGTGGCGGGTGCTGTCTGGGCAATAGACAGTGATAACCTCGCAATACAGTATTTCCGGGTCACTTCAATTGCGGCTAACGACGACAGCACAGGCGGTTTCACTATTACGGCCGTTCAGCACGATCCAAACAAATACCGTTACATCGATGACGGCGTTCGGGTCGAGTCCCCCCCGATCACCGTCACGCCGATAAGCGTCCTGTCAGCGCCGAAGAATATCGTGGTGACTGAGAGCGATCATGTTTCGCAGGGCCTGACGGTAGCAAGCCTGGACGTGTCATGGGATAAGGTAGAGGGCGCAATCCGGTACGTTGCCCAGTGGCGTAAGGACAACGGGGACTGGATAAACGTTCCGGTTACCAGCGCGCAGGGTTTCTCGGTTCAGGGCATTTATTCGGGCAGCTATGACGTGCGCGTCCGGGCGCTGAATGCGCAGGATACGTCGTCACCATGGGGATACGGTGAAACAACTTATCTCTCCGGTAAAACGGGAAAACCCGGTACTCCGCTCAACTTCCTGGCGACCGAAGATGTGGTCTGGCATATCGACCTGACCTGGAAATTTCCGGATGGCTCTGGCGACACGGCCTATACAGAGATTCAGCGCGCCACAACTGCCGACTACGCCAATCCTGAACTGCTGGTCATGGTGCCGTACCCGGCTGCAGATTATCAGCATGGCCCCATGCCGGCCGGCGTTCGTCAGTGGTACCGCGCGCGCCTGATTGACCGTATCGGTAACGCCGGTGACTGGACCGACTGGGTCATGGGCACGTCCTCGATAGATGTCAGCGAAATAACCAATGACATTCTGGAGGATATGAAAGAGTCGGAAACGTTCAAGGACCTGATCGAGAACGCGGTGGACAGCAATGAAAAAATTGCTGGCATGGCTAACGATATCAAACAGGCCAACGACGAACTGGAGCAGCAGGCGAAGGACATCGCCAAAAATGCCCAGGACGTCGGGAAGGTTCAGACCAGCGTTAATGAGCTTTCGAGCACGGTTGGTGATGTGTCGTCCTCTCTCTCGGAGCTTGAGCAGACCGTGGCGACGGCTGATACCGCGCTGGGCCAGCGAATCGACAGCATCAGTGTGTCCATGGACGGCATGACGGGCGGGGTGAAGAACTCGGCAATCGCTATTATCCAGGGAAACCTGGCTCAGGTAGCCACGCGTAAAACTCTTTCTGCTTCGGTTGCCGGTAACAGCGCGCAGCTGGACCGCATTGATGAGGTGATCGTTAACGAGAAGGAGGCAACGACACGCTCTCTGCTGAGTCTTCAGACGGACGTGAACGGCAACAAAGCGTCAATCAATAGCCTGAACCAGACGTTTTCGGATTATCAACAAGCCACGGCCACGCAGATAAACAGCATCAATGCGACCGTCAACGGGCATACCGCAGCTATTACCACCAACGCCGAAGCAATAGCCAACGTGAATGGTGACCTGAAGGCGATGTACAGCATCAAGGTCGGGTTATCCAGCAATGGTCAGTATTACGCCGCAGGGATGGGGATAGGTGTTGAGAATACCCCTGGTGGCATGCAGTCGCAGGTTGTTTTTCTGGCTGACCGCTTTGCAGTAACGCACCAGGCCGGAGCGCAGGTCACGCTTCCGTTCGTTATTCAGAACGGGCAAACCATCATCCGGGACACGGTCATTGGTGACGGGACAATCGGCAACCTCAAAATCGGCAGCTACATCCAGTCGACAACCTGGGATGGCACCGGGAACGTTGGCTGGCACATCAACAAGTCAGGCTACGCGACGTTCAACAACGTGACCGTTCGCGGCTCGATTTACGCCACAAACGGTAATTTTTCTTTCAATGGCTCCGGCAACACAACAGTGATCAATGGCAACGGTTTAACCGTCAACATTCCTGGTGGTGGCCGGATTGTACTGGGGACATGGACATAAGATGCCGACAGGATTATTGATAGAACTTAATGACGGTGGAAAGCGTATGGAGATAACGGCGGGCCTGAGATGCCCGTCTTTTGGTGGCAGCTTTGACACTGGCTACCAGAAAGCAAAGTATGTGGACATCGCTGGTTATGTTTCAGGATCTCAGGTGCTGTTTATACCGCATGCGACTGCTTATGTTGACTCAGGGCTGTGGCATAAAATGAATTCCATCACTATCTCTGGTGGGAGGGTTACGCAAAATTCGAGAATGCAGGCTCTGGGTATAAGTGAGAGGGATAGTACCTATACCTTTCCCGGTAGTGTCTGGCAGATATTCCCGACAGGTCAGCGAAATGGGGTTGGCTTGCTTATTGGTGACAGCACCGACTTCCTGGCGATCACCAACGCCACACAGTCAGGCCAGTGTATCTGGAAGGGTACCGTTAATGTTCCGACCGGGGGATGGGCGGTTCCCGCGATAGCAGGATACGACAAGTCGAAGTATATCGTTTTCGGGCGCTGTAATAGCGGTAACACGATTGACTTCGACGGTAACACGGTCAGGTTCTTCAGCCCTCCGTCCACGAACGATGACGCTCCCGCAACCGACACGATAGACATCGTTATTTTCGCCAGTGGCGTAGCGCCGCAGCCTGGTACCGGCCTCAATATTTTTAATGCTGCAGGAGTCTGCACGTTTTCAACAACAAGACGGCCTTTCGTATACCTCAACCAACTCTGGACCCCTTCGACAAGTGCCGTGAGCATCGGTAACGGATATGTTCCGCTGGGTAGGTTTGGGCTTATGGTGCATACGGTAAACGGCATGTATGTATATCGAATGTTCGGAATAAAAATACAGAACGGCAGCGCTTCAGTTCAGGGCGGGAAATATCTTGGCCGCGAACAATATGCCATTTTCGGTAATAACACGGTTACGTCGCTCAGCCTTCCTGTTTTGCCCGATATGTACGTCTGAATTAACTGTCTATTCAAATCAACCTCGCTTCGGCGGGGTTTTTTTATGTCTGGAGAAAATATGCTTTATAACACTGGCACTATCGCTATTAACGGAAATACTGCAACCGGCACAGGTACAAACTGGACGGCACCGGCCAGCCAGGTTCGTGCTGGCCAGACGATTATCGTCATGTCTAACCCGGTCCAGATGTTCCAGATTTCTTCCGTGAACAGCGCCACGTCAATGACGGTTACGCCAGCGGCTTCCCCGGCGCTGAGCGGCCAGAAGTACGGTATTCTGGTATCTGACAATATCTCGGTCGATGGCTTGGCGCAGGCGATGTCTCAGCTCATTAACGAGTATGACGAGAACATCGGTGCGTGGGAGACGTTCGCCACCACATCGGCAAATCAGAACATCACCGTAACCATCAACGGTACCGCCGTAACGATCCCCGGCATCGGTAAACTGGCGCAGAAAGGGAGCAACGGTGCGCTTGCTATTGCTGATGGCGGCACCGGGGCAACGAAGGCGGAAGACGCTCGCTCAAACCTCGGTTTGGTAGACAGCAATGGTGTCATCCCATTAGAACTGGGAGGAACAGGTGCAAAGACTGCCAGTTCTGCACTCTCAAACCTTGGTGCCCTGGGCCTGAGCGGAGGTACATTAACGAATGCCCTGAATATCGCCGGTATTGCCGGTAACCCTTACGCTTTCACCGTTGAAGGACTTTCAACTGTTGGTAGTGTATGGGCTCATACAGTGATGGTTAACGGTACCCCTCGCTTCAGGGCGGGTGTTGCAGGCATTGGTGGTGCCGTCTCTTACCAAATCGCAGGAAGAAATAATGGCACCGATGCATTCTCAACAATGCTGTCTGTGAAGCCAGGCTCAGTTGTTTACACTTCTGAAAATACCACTAAAGCTTCCGATGGCACGCTGAAAGCAGCTTCACCGGTAGCCAGAATCGTAAAGTCACAGAACGAGAATCAGCGCACAGATATTGATGAAAATGATTTTATCTGGTGCGGATGCGGTACAGCTAATGCTGAGGCGGAGGGAATCAAAATTTCCCGGCTAGATGTAGGTATCTATTTGCTGACTGGTTCGGCAGGCCTGGCATCAGAAGGCTGGCAGCTGCTGCCGCCAATGGACCCTGGTGGAATGGGGGAATTTGGCGTAGTCGAGGCTGAGCAGACAGAAAGCGGAGGCCTTACTATCCGTCTGTTCAAGCGAAAATACATTCTGAGCGATGAAGGTGAGATCATCAAAACCAAAGGTGCACTGATGGACGTACCGGCGAACAGTTGGATCGATGTGCGTCTCGATATGCCAGAAACGAGCATATGGAATCAGCGCCAGAAAGAATCAAGTGAGGCAGCCATACAGGAAGCTACTTCTTAAACAAAACAGCCGCCTGTCGTATGCAAGAATAGGTGACGGTCATCTACGATTAAGTTGTGTGAGCACAATATAAAAAATTCCCCGTTTCAAAAGCGGCTTAAATCTGTGCACAAAGAGGTACAGGCATAAAATTTACAAAACTAATAATTCGAAGCGACGTAGAAACTTACAAACCAAACGGCGAAGCTTTGCACAGTCGCTGGAACTGTGGTGTCTTGCGCGCAAACTCAAATGAAACTACTGTATATAAAAACAGTATTCGAGGTATGCGTAATGGAATTCTTCAGACCTATAGAACTGAGAGAAATTATCTCCATCCCACTTTTCAGCGACTTAGTTCAGTGTGGCTTCCCGAGCCCGGCAGCTGATTACGTTGAGCAGCGCATTGATCTCAATGAGCTTTTAGTTGCACATCCCAGCTCGACGTATTTCGTAAAGGCCGCAGGCGACTCGATGATCGAGGCCGGGATTAGCGACGGTGATCTGCTGGTGGTGGATAGCTCCCGAACTGCTGAACACGGAGATATCGTAATTGCCGCGGTTGAAGGGGAGTTCACAGTCAAACGTCTGCAGCTCCGCCCGACCGTCCAGCTTAATCCGATGAACAGCGCTTATTCGCCGATCATCGTCGGCAATGAAGACACGCTGGACGTTTTCGGCGTCGTGACTTTCATCGTCAAATCGGCGAGCTAAACATGTTCGCGCTCTGTGATGTGAATTCGTTCTACGCATCATGCGAGACGGTGTTCAGGCCCGATTTAAGAGGCCGGCCGGTTGTTGTTCTCTCGAATAACGATGGCTGTGTGATAGCCCGAAGCGCTGAGGCCAAGGCGGCTGGAATTACTATGGGGGAGCCGTTCTTCAAGCAAAAAGAGCTTTTCCGGCGCGCAGGCGTTGTCTGCTTCAGCAGCAACTATGAGCTGTATGCTGACATGTCGAACAGGGTAATGACGACGCTTGAGGAAATGAGCCCCCGCGTCGAAATTTACAGTATCGATGAAGCTTTTTGTGACCTGACGGGCGTTAGGAACTGCCGGGACCTGACTGACTTCGGCAAAGAGATCCGCGCGACAGTTCTGAAGCGTACGCATCTGACTGTCGGGGTTGGTATTGCGCAGACAAAAACACTCGCTAAGCTGGCAAATCATGCTGCCAAGAAATGGCAGCGCCAGACCGGCGGGGTGGTCGATTTGTCCAATATCGATCGGCAACGTCGGTTATTGGCTATCGTGCCTGTTGAGGATGTATGGGGCGTTGGCAGGCGCATCAGTAAGAAGCTGAACGCTATGGGCATCAAGACGGCTCTGGACCTCTCAGAGCAAAGCACCTGGATTATTCGCAAACACTTTAACGTGGTACTCGAGCGCACTGTCCGGGAGCTGCGCGGTGAACCCTGTCTTGAACTGGAAGAGTTTGCCCCCGCAAAGCAGGAAATCGTCTGTAGCCGTTCATTCGGCGAACGCGTTACAGACTACGAGCAGATGCGCCAGGCTATCTGCAGCTATGCGGCGCGTGGTGCCGAAAAGCTTCGTGGTGAGCACCAGTATTGCCGGTTTATCTCGGCGTTCGTGAAAACATCGCCGTTCGCGCTTAACGAGCCGTATTATGGCAACAGCTCATCGGTGAAGCTGCTGACGCCAACACAGGATTCACGCGACATCATCAACGCAGCGGTAAAGTGCCTGGACAAAATCTGGAAGGATGGCCACCGGTACCAGAAGGCAGGGATCATGCTTGGGGATTTTTTCAGTCAAGGTGTGGCGCAGCTGAACCTTTTCGATGAGAATGCGCCACGCGCCGGAAGTGATAAGCTGATGGGTGTTCTCGATCTACTGAACGCCAAAGAAGGGAAGGGAACACTCTACTTTGCTGGGCAGGGCATCCAGCAGCATTGGCAGATGAAACGCGAGATGCTTTCGCCGAGGTACACTACAAGGTATTCTGATCTTCTCATGGTTAGATAACTTTATCGGACGGTTTTGCCCGCTGTATATCAATAATATACATAGCCTTTAAGATCATTTTGATAAATGAACCTGAAAGACGTTATGGTTAACAAGGTAGCTGGCGCGAGGCCAGCTGTTTAAAGGTAGTATGAGATTTGTTAAGAGTTTTTTACAAATGATGCAATTAAATTTGTTTGATTCTCTATCTCTTTTTTAACTTTTTCGACACTCTCGAACGCACTTCTAGCCCTTTCGTCCCTGACATTTTCAATTTTTTCATCATATCCCATATAGTTTGCAGAATGTTCAATCGCTTCGTCGTATGCACGCTCTTGTACTTGCAAATTCTCAACTAATTTTACCAGTTCTTCTGTGGCAGCCTTAAGGTCAACACTTTTACTGTTCATATGCATTCCTTCATGAAGTTAAATTATGTCTAGTAAGAGAAATAAGGTCTTATAGCAAAACTACGGTGGCTAATTTATCATAATCTCAATGAGAAATTTTGTTTACCGTAAAATAATCTTTAGCAATCATGCATGTAACGTAAAAAATCCGCTCTCAGCGAGAATAATAACTATCCTCTTTACTTTAGTTGGCCGCCTCGATTAACTCTGAACCCTGATTTTTCACATTTCCCACAGCGCGCGAAACAGTGTGCCAGATAAACTTATCGACGGACACTTCACCATCGACTGCTATCTCTTCCGCTTCCTTCCCGTCTATATCTTGGCGCATCCACTCCCGGGCGGCTTCTGGCGATAAAACAAGTGGCCGGCGCTCGTGGATATCGACCAGGCCTTTATCAGCTGCAGACGTCACTATTAGAAAACCTTCCGTTTCATCGCCGCGCTCGAACGGCGTGCTGCCAATCGCCGCCATGAATATTGGATGACCATCGGCCCGGTGGATGAAGTAGGGCTGTTTTTTGTCACCTTCCTTCTTCCATTCAAACCACCCATCAGCAAAGCAGATCGCTCGACCATGCTGCCATAACGGTTTGAACATGCGACTCGTGGCCGCAGTCTCGACGCGCGCGTTTATCAAAGGCGCCTTATCCCACCACCCTGGCGCATAGCCCCAGAACACCGGATCAAGGTGCAGTTGCTCGTCGCGTTCGCTCAGCAGCAAAACTTTAGTCCCTGGCGCGACGTTATAGCGTCCAATGGGCTCAGGGTCGTATGCGATGTCGCGATCGGCTTCATTTGCAAGATATGCCAGATATTCTTCACGGGTTTGGGCTTGTGCAAAACGTCCACACAT